TTAAGCTTGGTGAAAAGATTGACAGGAAAACCGCTGATGTGTATTTGATGCACGATTTAGATAAATTCAAAACTGGTATGAGTAAGTGCGTTACAGCACCCTTGTCTCAAAATGAGTTTAATGCAATGCTTTCATTGACTTATAACATAGGTACATCAGTTTTTTGTTCTAGTTCTATTCCACGTAAACTGAATGCAGGAAATTACAAGGAAGCTTGTCTCACAATCTTGCATTTCAATAAAGTTCGGGATTATTCTAAACCTAAGGTTAAAAATCCTCAGACTGGTTTAATGCAGTATCAGTATAAAGTCCTTAAAGGGCTTGACAACAGACGGAAGCAGGAGTATAATACTTGTATAAGTCCATAGGAGGGGCTATACGATGTTAAATCCACTAAATAGTATGTACGGTAGTCTAATCAAGTTTACACTTGTTCTAGCCCTTTTAGGAGGCTTGTACGGGAGTTACAAATACAAAGTCCACCAAGCTGTTACACAGGCAGTACAGACTGTAGAACTAAGACACAAGGACGAGGTTCTTGCAGAGAAAGAAGTTCTATTCGTTAAAAAACGAGCAGCAGAGAAAGAGCTTGAAAAGGACTTTAATAAGCGCCAAGGAGAGTATAATGAAAAAATCAATAGTCTTAACAATACTGTTAGCGGTTTGCTTGCAAGCCTGTCAGACCGTCCCCCACGTCCAGTCAGCACAAGCAGTGACAGTGCAGTTACCAGAGCAGAAACGAGTCCCACAGGCGCTTACCCAAGCCAGCTTTATCGAGAGGATGCAAAAAATCTTATCGACTTCTCCAGAGACGCAGAAGAAATAAGACTAGGCTTACTGCAATGCTACAACGACTATGATGCAGCAAAGAAGTCCATAGAGTTATTTACTGAAAAGAAATAGACAAACCCCATTGGTGAAAACCTCTGGGGTATTTTTACGCTTGTAGCATTTTAACAACGCAGAGGTATTGCAATCTTATAAAACTGTGCTACAATAGTTCATCAAAACAAAAGGAGTTTATATGAGTGTAGGTGATAAATTAGAAGTGGTGCAATTCCAAGGTGAAGAATATCAAGCTGTAGAGTCAGATGGGTTTTGCGTTGGCTGTGTAGCACTCGGAACAGCTTGTGGTGTGTTCGAGGCTAAGTGTAACTGTACCGACAGAGTAGACGGTAAGCAAGCTATTTGGATTAAACTTATAAAAGAGCAAACGGTTGTAGAATTTGATACCATCAAAGAAATCCGAGCTAAAACTCAAGCTCTTCAGAAAGAGATTTACAAACTTGTGGAAGCCTATGAAACTGACACAGGTATGGTTGTACACGGAGTGGATTTAGTTCATACTCAAGTAATTGGTGAAACAAGTACAACGTACAGTATTGACCTTGACGTTCGTTTGAATTGAGGTTATAATGAAAGAATACGTTATCAAGGGTAAGAATGGCTTCACAACTTACCTAGAAGTGGACTTATTTGATAAGGATGTTAAAATTGCAGATGCAAGCTCTTATAATCCAGCATACGTTGCACTAAGCCAAATTGATGAACTGATAGAAGCCCTACAACAAATTAAAAAGGAGTTTAAATATGTTAAGTGATACAGAGCGTTTTTACGCCGCAATCGTAGCCAAACTAGGAGGTACTCGCACTTGGGAGCAACTGTCCCCAATGGAACAACATAACTTCGTGCAAGCATTGAATATCATGCTTCAAATTTGTAGCAACTAAAGGAGAGAAGATGAAAAATTTTAAACGTGAACAACGGTATATCGTTATAAAACACCTTGATGCCATCCGCGCCCTCTCAGAAGAGGAGTCTAGTATCCTAGGCATCCTTATTGCAAAAGTAGACCGTGAACGTAATCGAAGAGGGCAGAAACCTTTTCAGAGTGTACTTGTAGAACACGACTGGAAGTGTTATGAGGCTGTGTGGAAAATGATTGAGGATGAAGCACAGCATGGTTAAAATTATCAAAACCGAACCAGATAAAAGTATTACCAAGGAAGTCATCTGTAAGAATTGTGGTTCAACTTTAGAATACACACCTAACGATGTGGGACGGGACTACTACACAGATTATACTGGTGGAAAAGAGTATTACCATTTTATCAAGTGTCCTGCATGTACTTGCGAAGTTAGAGTGAAAGGGTAACATGATAAGAATTATCCCCCTCACAAAAGAACGTATCAAGAAGTTCAACATCCTCGGTTGTGATGTGTCAATTGGCTTTGCTAAATACGCCTTTGAATACAAGTATTTTTACAATGGTAGTAGAATATACGAGGAATATCTTGAACCTGTTAATTATCTCTACGACCACAACGAAGAAGATGGTATTATCACACATAGACTTATTCTTTGGAGATTTAAGCTAGAGGTTAAAAGTTTAGTAACATGCTGCTATGCATTTTAAAGGAGAGACATGGAAGAAGTTCTTTATAAAAAAGTAGGTAGGAAATACGTTCCTGTTCAACAAACATTTGGCTCTTATGATTTACCGACGATGAAGGTAGGGTCATTTGTTTTGACTTACGCCTATGCTGACGGTGGACAATCTTACACTTATGAAGTCACTCCAGATGTTGCTGGATTCATTGCAGCATCAAAGATTGCCCAAAAAGCAATGGTCGAGGCTATTCAGGAAAAGTGCAAGTACAAGCCTGAACATGTTAAATGGACAAAGAAGCAACAAGCTATTATGTTGGATTTTCAACATCAGATGTTCAAAGTCGGGGGGAATATGCCTACATGGTGGACATCAGCTTCTGGGTATGAAATCGCTCAAGCTGGGATTGATGCTGTACGGAATTATAAACCGTAAGGAAGAGGATTAATTGGCAGCATTCAAATACCACACATCATGTCCTAAGTGCAATTCATCAGATGCTTATGCAGTCTATGTGGATGACTCAGGGCATTGCTTTTCATGCTTATTTACTAAGCCCAGTGAAGAGTTCATTGCAGCGAATCAGGAGAATAAAGCAAGTAAACGCAAACATAACAGCGTACATAATAAAGAAAAGGAAAAACCAGTGGCAGAAGTTACACAAGTTAAGATTAAAGACCCTATTACAGAGGAAGCTAAAGAAGAGATTAAAACAACCACAACAACAGACCTCCAAGGCTGGAGAAAAATCACGCAGGATACTGCAAAGTTCTATGCAACTCGTGGAGCTTATGACGAAGCCACAGGGGAGTTAGAATCAATTTTCTATCCTGCAACTCGTGATGGTAAGCTTGTGGGATATAAGAAACGATTACTACCTAAATCGTTCTCTGGTATCGGTGATACTACCGCAACTGTTGAGCTTTTTGGACAGTTTCGTTACAAGAATAAAACTGCGAAGTATTGTCTTATCACAGAGGGTGAAATGTGTGCATTGTCGGGCTACCAAATGTTGAAAGAATACAATGATAAGCGCAGCAGTGACTTTGGTGACCCTGTTGTGGTTGGTGTGTCAACAGGTGCTCAGACGGCAGCTAAACAGATTGCAGCTAACTATACCTTCTTTGAAGGATTTACTAAAGTTATCATTGCAATGGATATGGATAAAGCAGGTCTAGCTGTTGTAGACGATGTAGCTAAAGCCTTACCACGAGGTAAGGCTTTTGTGTTCAAGGGGAACTTGAAGGACATCTCTGAGTATTTGGAGCAAGGGAGAGAAAAAGAGTTTCTGAACAACTACTTTTCTGCACAACCTTGGACACCTGTAGCCTTACACGCTAGTACATCTCTGTATGATGAAGCTCTCAAATACGCTGACTTAGATAAACTGGCGCTCCCTGATTGGTTAGGGACTATGAATAAAATGCTTGCGGGTGGAATCCCGAAGGGTACATTAACACTTATTGCTGCTGCCTCTTCAATTGGAAAATCCACCTTTACAAATCAGCTACTTGTAGATTGGTTACTGACTAATAAAAACAAACCTGAAGACCGCAAGGAAGTTTTTGCAGTGCTATCACTGGAGGCAACTGCTGGAGAGTTTGCCACGCAATTGCTATCTTATTATTGCAAGCGGAAATTCACTAATATTGAAAATAGAGAAGAACGCATCAACGTAATGAGTCAACCAGAAATAGCAAAACAAGCTAAAGAGTTGTTTGAGGATAATGATGGACGACCATCTTTCTTGTTGTGCGATGACCGTGGTGGCAGTGTTGATGATGTCGAAACTAAGGTTGAAGAAATTATTCGCAGCATGGGTGTAACTGTTTTAATGATTGACGTGACATCTGATATTTTATCAGGCTTAGAT